GCGAATCATTTAGTCCAGGCTCATTCGATATCGCCAACGTAATCGGCAAACCACTCGCATACCGCCACGGCGAACCAGTCGGAATCATCACCGGAGCAGAAAACCGCGAAGACGGTTTATATATTGACTTTGACATTGTCGACACAAGCCTTGGACGCGACGCTGCCGTACTTGCTCGCACCAACACAATCAAAGGTTTATCCGTCGGATTCAATCCACTTAAAAGCGTAATGAGCAAAGCTCGAGACGCAATCGAACACACAGCGGCCAACCTCCTAGAGGTAAGCCTGACCCCCTACCCTGCGTACATCCAAGCCGGAGTAAGCAGTATTCGAGAAGAAGAAGAAAAAGAAGGAGAAACAATGTCCGAGACCATGGACTCGACCGAGCAGGTCTCGGTCGATCAAGAAGCCCGCGAAGCCGTCAAAAGCCTACGGGAAGAAGTAGGAACCATTCATGCCCGCGTATTTACCAGCGAAGCAGCCGAACACCCACTCGCCAAGTACCGCTCATTTGGCGAATACTCCAAGGCAGTCACTACGGGCGAAGTCGAATCCCGCGCCCTAGTCGATCAGGTAACAGGCTCCAACCCCGGCGTAATGCCACCCAACTGGATGATGGAAGTTCGAGGAATCATTGACCTTGGTCGTCGCGTCATTCAAGGTGTTGGTGGCCCAGAATCAGCCGGTACAGCAGGCATGGACATCAACTGGCCATACTTCGACGGCGTACTAACCGACATTGTCGAGGCACAAGCAAGCGAAAAAGGTGAAGTAAACTCCGTTCGTATCGACCTAGAAAAAGGAACCGCGACCCTAGCCACCTACGCAGCCGGTTCCGATATTTCATACCAGTTGCTCGAGCGCTCAAGCCCAAGTTATTTAGACGCTCACAACCGCGTCATGCTTGCCTCATACGCCACAGTCACAGACCGCAAATTTACAAGCGATCTTTGGAACGACGGCACCGGAACCGAAGATTATGTATTCGCTTCCGACACCACAGGCGCAGACTTCCGCGAAGCAGTATTCAGTTCATCCGTCAAGGTTGAAGATGCTACCGGCGTCCCAGCATCAGCAGTCTTTGTCTCCACCGCCGTATTCAAGGCAATCGGTGGTTGGTCGACATTCTTCCCAGAGTCCTACGGCGTCCAGAACGTGTCCGGTGTTGCAACCGCAAGCACTCTCCGAGTGAACGTTTCCGGCCTCCCAGTAATCCGGGCAAAGTGGCTTGACACCAACGCGGCATACAACGCAATCGTGACCAACGGACAAGCAGCCCGCTGGCTCGAGGACGGCCCACGCTTGGCAACAGCCGAGAACGTGGCACAACTCGGACGCGATATTTCAATCTACGGATACGGCACCACGGCAGCATTCCTGCCCGCTGGCATTGTCCGAGTCTACAACGCGTAACTAGAAAGGTAGCCGATTAGCATGTCATTGGTCTCCGGCCAAGAACTGGCCGACAACTTAGATATCGAATACGACGAAGCCTCCTCGCCCGTACTCGATCAAGTTGCCGACGCCGCCTCACTGCTAATCGGCTACCTCATTACAACCACAGCACTCGAGGACGAACCCTCGCCCTGTAAAGAAGCCGCCATGTCAGTAGCCGTAGAAATGTTCCAAGCCCGGTCAAGCGCCGGAGGCGAAGCAATCTCGGTCGACTTCACGCCCGGCCCTTACCGCTTATCGGTATGGCTAACGCGTCGAGTCATGGGAGTACTCGCTCCCTACCTTGACATGAAAGGCGTAGTCGGATGAGCCTTGCCACAGAAAGCCGCGAAGCAATCGTCGCAGCATTGACAGGTCACGGATACAAAATTTACGACACAGTACCCGCGACACCAATAACACCGTCGGTTGTATGCGTACCGGATTCACCGTGGATCAGACCAAGCCGCTTAGGCTCAAATCTTAACTACGAAATCCGCTGGCGCATCCTCATAAACATCAACGCCCGCGTCAACGAATCCGCCACAAAATCCACAGAAGACGCCGTCGACGCGCTACTCGTAGCGTTCCCCGACACCGTGCTAGTGGACGTAATAAACGCCCCGCAGCTTCTCAGCATTGGAGCGCAAGGAACAGTCATGTCAACCGAAATAAACGTATCTATGCAAATGAAAGAAGGATAAAAAATGGCCGCAATATCAGTCGCAGGCGCCGCGTTCACCGTAGAAGTGGGAACACCCGCCGTCGCATACGAAGATCAGATCACGTCGGGCACGGTAACCACCACGCCCACAATCGTTCGCACAAAGACTCTTTCAAGCGTCGCGTTCGATCAGACCGACCTCAACAGCACCATGAGCCTTGAATTCTTGTACGACGAGAATACGGGCCTATTCGACGCACTCCAGGTCGCTATCGCAGCCGCAACCCCGGTCGCAGTAGTTGTCTCCAGCGCCGCCGGATCATGGACAGGCGCCTCCATGTCAATCGAATCAGCCGAAGTTACCTTTGCCGCCGACGGTATCGCTACCTGCTCGACTTCGTTTACCGGTTCCGTAGTATTCGCGTAAGGTCAAGGGGGACATCATGTACAACAGAATCAGCGTAGTTATTGACAACGGAGAAGCACAATCCTTCGACGTCAACCAAAACGACCGCGTCTACATGTCGCAGATAGTGGCGACAGATCCAAAAGCCGACAACGTGTTCGCGCTCATGGCGATACTTGCCTACGCAAAAGTGGTCGGACGTAAAAGTGTCACATACAAAACAATTGAAAAATGGGTCGACGACCACAACATATTTGTGGAGGCGGAAGCCCCAAAAGTTACCCCGACGGAGGATACCGTCGACATATTGTCCGAATAGCCCTACGAATAAACAGACCTTTCCACGAAGTCCTGAACTACGAGCCCGAACTAATAGCCACGATAGAGGAGGAGATAGCCAATGGCGATCTATGAAACTGGCATTAGTGGGCTCAACGAACTACTACGAGACTTTTCCAAACTTGGCAAGGTCGCACAAAAAGAACTCCGCCTAGCCTCCAAAACAATCGCAGAACGCCACATGGTTCCCGTGTGGAAGAACGCAGCTTTAAACTACGCAGGCCCGTGGGGCGAGGATATTGCCGACAGCGTACGCGCCGGATCTGACCGTATCCCTACCGTAAAAATCGGCGGCAAACGTAAAACAATGCGAGGCGGTGCCACTCCTAACATGGTGCGTTACCCGTCAAGTTCCGGCGAGCGAGGCGACTCATTTGCACCGTTTGAAAATACTAATTGGTTAGGTCAAAGCCGAAACTATCAAGAGCCCGCATTACAAGAATGGTCGCAAGCCGTCGACCGTATCGCCCTTAAATGGTTGGTGATGTAATGGCATTTAGTGGCGGCAAAACCTTAACCGTTTATGTAGCGGCCGACCTTAAAAAGTTTAACGCCGGAATGGCGCAAGCCCAAAGCGGTCTTGTCGGATTCTCGCTCTCACTTAAAAATATGCTTGGCCCTGCCGCTATTGGTGCCGGTTTTGCTATCGCTGGACTTGCCACCAAAATGGCCGTCGACGGAGTTAACGCAGCCCTCGACGACGAAGCCGCAATGCGGAAACTTGCAGTAACTCTCGAGAATGTCGGCGTAGCCCACGACACACAAAAAATCGAGGACTTTATCTCGGTGCTCGAAAGATCCACAGGTGTAGCCGACGACGAACTACGACCCGCCTACGACCGTTTAATTCGCTCAATCGGCGACACGGCTACGGCTAACGACATGCTTAAACTATCCATGGACATCAGCGCCGGAACGGGCAAAAGTTTACAAGCCGTAACCGAGGCGCTCGGCAAAGCATACGACGGAAACATAAGCGGCCTATCTCGTTTAGGCGCTGGCATTGACGCCTCAATTATCAAGTCCGGCAACATGGAAGCAATCACACTCGCCCTATCCGACACATTTAGCGGGCAGGCCGCAGAATCCGCGGACACGTTCCGAGGCCGTCTAAAGGTAATGAACCAAGCCGTCGACAATCTTGGCGAAGCATTTGGCCGCGGATTACTTGGCGGCATTGAATCCGCTACGGACGGTACAGATAGATTTGCTCAAAAATTAGCAGACTTAGAACCTAAAGCGGAAGCAGCAGGATCAACCGTCGGAAACGTAGGACTCGTAGCCGCTAACGTAGGCGCTAGCCTCCTTGGGGCATACGGAAACACTCTACAATTCATTAGAGGTTTACAAGGCTCTCAAAATGTGGCAACTAGAACAATAGCCATATTCAACCCACTAGGTGTCATGGCCGCACTCGTCGGAGATGATTTGAACGCAGCCGCCGACGGAGCAGATGCCGCCGCTAAAGCAATCGGCCTATCGGCATACGAAGCTCGAAACGCCGTACCGCAATGGAACGACCTAAGCGGAGCCGTTCGGATGAGCACTCAAGATTATATTGCTTACCTCAATGCACACTCCGTAGGCAACTCAATCATCAAAGCCGCCAATAAGGATTACCAAGACCTCGGAGCACGTCAGCGCGACGTCAATAGTTACGTCGGCGAATACACTCTCAAACAAGAAAAAGCCGCCGGGGCCACAGGCTCCACAAGTTCCGCAGTCGAGGAACTAACCGCAAAAGAAAAAGAACTAACAAAAGCATTCGAGACCAATAACGAAACACTTAAAACAAACAGAACCGACCTAGCATTTTGGACTGGCGAACTCACAAAAGCAAACGACGCCATAACCGGATTCACCACAAGTATGCAAGAAAACCTCCTCGCCGGAGTCGACCTGGGGGCCGCATACTCATCCGCTAAAACCTCCGGCGGTGACCTCGGAGCCGGTGTAGTAGCCGGATTCGAGACCATGATTAACGACGCTAAATGGTTCGGCAACGTCCTCGAAACCTTGCAATCACAAGGCGTAGACCAATCACTAATCGACTACCTCGCCACACAAGGCGCCGAGATCGGTGGCGGCCTCGGTGAAGCAATGCTCGGAGATAAAGGACTACTCGCTTCACTTAACGAAAAATGGATGAACGTACAAGCCACCACAAAAACACTTGCCGAAGGACTTGTACCCGAGTTCATGATCGCCGGGCAAGAATCAGCCCTCACAATGATCGACACAATTAGCGAAACAATGGCCAAAGAAGTCAACCGATTAGCCAAAATCGGCAAGAAAATAGCGCAACCATTAGGTTCCGCATTTCGAGCCGAACTAATGTCCGACGTCGCCGCAGCACTCAAAGAGGTCGAAGCAGCAGGAACAGCAGGTCGAGCCGAAGCAGTAGCCAACGCACAACAAAGACAAGTTGCCCTCACTAACGCGGCAGTTGCTCAAGCACTTCAAAACCTCGTCAGATCCGCAGACGCCCGAAATGGCGCACCAATCACCCCGGTGCTCGGATGATAAGCGACATCCTGCTTAACGACGTAGCCCTTAATCTTGCAACAATCGAGTACCAAGTACAGATCCAGCACGGCCGCTCCGACGTCACCTCAAACCCTCAACCGTCAAACGCCCAAATCATTATCCGAGGCACGGTCGGAGTTGACATTGAAATATCCGACGAACTTGTGATTAAAGCGTACGGCTTTCACCGGTTCACCGGCCAAGTCTCAGACGTCAATATCACTCACCTGTCAGCAGATCCACCCGTCGCCGTAAGCACCATAACGGCCATAGGTGAACTTTCCCGAGTCGGTTTTACCGAAGTAGGGGCAAGCGGTTACATCCAGCAAACAGTCTCACAACGCGTCGAGGAAGTCCTAACAACAGTCGGGCTACCTTTCCTAAACGGAGCCGACACAGCCACAGTCCTGCACGCGATAACAGGCGCCGACATTAACCCGACGGACGCGCTCTCCGAACTCTCCCAATTAGCCGAGCGCAACGGTGGAACATACTTCGACGACCCATTTGGCCGAATCGTGTTTGAGTCCTACGGAAACCGTGGCGACACCACATTCGCGGGCGCTTGGTCAAGCCAACCCGGCACATGGGCCGACGCCACCACGGACTGGAATAGTTACCCCGTCAATATGTCCTCAACCCTTATCCCCGACGACACGATCATATTTACCCCAACGTGGTCAAAGACCCGTCAAACGCTCATAAACTCCGTGACCGTTTTGGGGCACAATGAAACCCACGAAACTACACAAACAGACTCCGCCTCGATTGCGGCCTATGGCCTACGGGAATACCGCCTTCAGACAGACATTAAGAACGCCGCCGACGTCATAGAACGCGCCGGAAACATCATCACCGCACAAGCAAACCCATTGTGGAATCTAGGGTCAATTAGCATTATGGTTCAAAATCTGGCCGAACCGGCCCGCGACAAAATAATGAACCTAGTGAGCGGAATGGAAGTATCTATCCTGAACCTGCCACAACCGGCCCCCGAACTACAATTCGCAGGAATTGTCGAGGGTTGGGGCGAGGTTTATACGCCCGGCGAGCACATACTCACTCTTTCAATATCCGACCCTCGTTTTAGCTTTGAAACAATAACGTGGGGAGAGGTCTACACAGATATACAATGGGCCGACGTATTCGATACGGCCCGTTGGTTTGAAATAGTTTCCAACGGTTCACTATCAGCGGCATAGGAGAAATGACATGGCATTAACACCCGAAGGAACTCCGTATGTGGAGTCAAGCGACCTAGTCGCTAACTACCCGGCGGCCTCGCTCGCGTTGGCTAACCGCGTCGACCTAGTTGGCGTCCTACCGTTTGCCACCTCAACGGCGAGAGGCACGGCTATACCGAGCCCGACGGACGGCCAGTACTCGTATTTGCAGGACACAAACTCGACTGAGTTTTGGAATGGTGCAGCATGGACAGCGGCCGGAGTCACTCCCGGACTTACAATGATTACTCCAACCTCGATCGCAAATTCAGGAGGCACCGCGTCACTAAGCGGAGCCGAGGTTACTTATACCGGTGTAACAAGTATTAGTCTTAACGGTATTTTTAGTGCAACTTACCAAAATTATGCAATTATTTTTACCACTACTTTAATTGGAGTGGGCAACCCGGAGTTACGTTATAGGGCCGCCGGGACGGATTCAAGCGGC